TTTCCACAACCCCATAAAAATCTCGAATAATCTTTGCTGAAAGTGTTGACTTTATCGCTCGTGTTTGCTAATATAAGAGTACAATAAAGTTAACGAAAGGACTACCAAAAATGCTTTCATCATATCAACTTCTGAACCTAAGCTCAAAAGAGCTATACGAAAAATTGACCACTCTCGTCGACGAGGAGCTTCTGGAGACCATTGAAAGTGAAGCCGAGGAAACCTGGGAAGAGGACGTGGCTGAAAAAATCCAGGACATCAGAACAGTGACCGACGCTCTTGAGCGCCGCCTGCTGGGAGAGGAGCTTTAGTGACGAACAATATCGTAGTGGCGGACGCGTTTAATGGCGTAGTCCGCCCCCTCGCCGAGGGCGACCGCTTTGTGGTCACCTTGCCAGTGCAGCGACCGCAGCCGATGAGGTTCGTGGGGCTTGGCTGCTCGGCCGGTAATTACGCCGGCGTCTATCGGCTTCCGGAGGATTTTCACCCAACCGATTGCATGGAAATCCACAGCTATACTGGCCCTGGCAAAGTTCGCCTGATCGGTTATTTAAGAATTGAGGACAAAAATGACAAAGATTAATGTTGTAAATTTAGATCTGCCCGCTCCTGCTCCAGTGGCGGTCAATCCGCCGCATGAATGCTTGTGCGACTTTCTGCTGATGTCGCCGGCTCGGGCGGTGAATTATGAGGTCGACTGCCCGTTTTACATCTGCGAGTGCTGCGGTGGCTTAATCGACGAGGACGCTATGACGGCCTACAACGAATACTACGGCTACTCTGGCTTTGACGAATGTTACGAGGAGGATTATGTCGCTGTTTAGAAAAACTGAAAATGTCGGCCGCGTCCTGGTCGCTCGTGGCTGGCAAGGCTTGAAAGATAAAAGTGACGAGGAACTCCTCATGATAGCTAAGTCTCGGCTGGCTCATGCTTGCCGGCGCGACCGGCTGGTCTGGAGGATCGCTTCGCTGATATCTCCGCGCAAAGCCAACGCTCGCCGCCAATCAAGCATATACTACGCTGATGCTTATGCTCTGTTTGCGGTCAATGAGCTTATCAATCGGCAGCGTGATAACAGCTCCGACCTCTGATCGCGGGGGAGTTTTCCACAACCCCATAAAAATCTCGAATAATCTTTGCTGAAAGTGTTGACTTTATCGCTCGTGTTTGCTAATATAAGAGTACAATAAAGTTAACGAAAGGACTACCAAGAATGTACCAAGCACAATACCTCATCAAAACCGACCACGACGCGATCACCGTTGGCAGCCGCGACGAGCTGGCTGAGGTGCTTATGATGATGGCTCGCTCGGCCGACTTAATGCTCGAACACAACCAAGTGATCACCATCGAGCTTAGAAAGACAACCGTCGATGGACGTATCGTTCTGGCTGCCGAGGAGCTTGATGACGTGCTTCGCAACAAGCTTTATGGCTACAGCGTTCACTTCACTGCAGTCGACTTCAGCACTGCAACCACCACGCTTAGCGATGCCCGATGTGCCGACTTATAGTCGGCCATCGGCCTACCTTGATGATCAAATTAAACGAAAGGAATCACCATGAAATTACCAAAAATAACCAAGCGTAGCATTGTTGTCGCTTCTGCCATAGTCGCCGTGACATTTTCTGGTGGAGTGGCTGTTTTTGCGTTCAGTCAAGCTCCTGAGCCGCCTCACGCTGCCACAGAAGTAAAAACAAATACTAAAGAGGCAAAAAAGGAGGAAAAGTCGGACACGTCCGACCAGACACCCTCAGAGGTGCAAACAACCGGACAGACTGACCAGTCTGCTGTTATTCCTGCTGGCAATCGTCCAGGTGTGCATAGCGGTCGAGGTACTGAAACACGACGACCGGTAGCTCAGCCGCAGCCGGCTTCTCCCGCTCCTGCCCCTGCCCCAACACCGTCGCCAGCTCCCGCTCCGCAGCAGGGCGCACACATTCCATTCACCAACAAGCCAGTAACGCCTGGCGATCCAGAATCGTATGCCGGTACTGTCGGCCAGTGTCCGTTTTATGAGATGGCCGGCGAAAAAGGCTGCGTTCCGCCTGCTGGTTACACTTGCAATTCTGACTGGACTAATTGTATAATTGAAAAGTCAAATTAAACGGAGAACTGCCAATGCAAAATAAACCAAACCCAATGCAACCACGCAACCGCGCCGAGCGTCGCCGGCTGGCAAAAGCCTATAAAGCTTTCAAGCCAAAATCTCGCCAGGTCTGGCGCACTATGAATAAGCACATGAAAGAGGCACAGCTTCGCCGCGAGGCTGAAAAGCAGGAGACCAAAAATGGCGCTTGAAACCATCGACCAAGCGCTTGCCCGGCGAGAACAGCCGGTGCAGGAGAACATTATTGAAGTCCCGGCCGATGACGAGCCTGCGGAGGTCAACGTCTCGCCAAAATCTCGCGAGGAGTTTCTCAGCGCTATTTATTCGGCTCATTCAAACATTTTGCGAGCTAAGCTCAAACTTCGCACCGCGAAAGAAAACCGCGAGGATCTGGTTGGTGATCTCGAGGAAAAACAAGACCTTGACGATCTGCGCTCCCAGGTTCGCTCGGCTCGCGACAAACTGGCGATTGCCATTTCGGAAAGTCCAGCGGTTCGCTCCGCCGACGAAGAGCTGGAGGCCGCAGTCGCTGATCTCGGCCTGGCTCAAAAAGTGATGTCTGATCTGCTGGTGGTTTATTCTGCCAAGTTTAACAGCCGCACCGTCGATGTCGACGAGCGTCGCCTCATCGTCTTGACTGCTAAGCTCGGTAAAGTAGAGGTTGAGCAATTGTCTCTATTCTGATATCATTGTTGTCAAGCGTCAAGTTCGCCCTAGGTGATGCCCACCCTTACCTAGAGCGAACCAGGCGCTTGACAGTTGCCTCGGGTAAAAGCTTTAGAATTGGTAGTTCGATCGTTTAGCCCGAAGCGTGGTCAGCGCCTGGCCTTAAATGACAGTATCCGAAAAGTCCCCGACTGCGAGCGGGGATTTTTCGTGGCAAAAAATATTAAAATATGGGGTTGACTTTTCGCCCGTGTTCGGCTACACTGGGAGTAGGTAAAATAAACGAAAGGACTACCAAGAATGACAACACCTGAAATATCAACCGCTAAGCCTGCCGTCGATCCAGAGAAAGATGCCAAGCAGGTCGTCGCTAAGAATACGAAGACGCTCTATGCCGACATCGTGCCGCTAGCTGCTGGCCTTTTCGACAAAAATACGCGGATCTCAAAAGAGAAGATGCTCACGACGCTTCATCGCTCTATTCTCGGCCTCACCAAAAACGGCCAGGCTCGGCCGCTCGAGGACTTGAAGCTGTTTCTGGCGGTGGCCAACCAATACGGCCTGAATCCATTCAAAAATGAAATCTACGCGGTCTATATGTGGGATTCGTCTCGCAGTCGTGATGAGCTAACGCCGATCGTTTCAATCCATGGCTTGCGCAAAATGGCGCGGGCTGGCGGTGTATATACCACACCGGCGCGGCCATCATCACGTACGATCAAGAAACGAAGCTTCCAGAATCCGTCACCGTGCCTGTGTTCGGCCGCTTCCCCGGCGAGACTACACCGCACGAAATAACGCGATATCAGGCGTTTTATGAAGAGTTCGTCAAAACCAATAAAGAGGGCAAGCCAACCGGTAACTGGAAAACTATGCCGCGCGTCATGCTCACGAAGTGTGCCGAGGCGAACGCTCTTCGCGCCGGCTTCGACATCGCTGGCATTTATGTCGAGGAGGAGCTGACTTCAAATAATGTAATCGAGGGAGAAACAGTCGATGGCGAATAGAGTTGATCACCTGAGTTATTCTGCCATCATTTCGTTCTTGCGAAATCAGGTAGAGTTTCACAAGCGCTACGTTGCTGGTATTTGGGATAACGCCAAATCGCCGGCTGCGATCGTCGGCACGGCGTTTCATAAAGCGCTCGAGGAATACTACAAAGGAGCTGACATTCAAGCGTCGGTTTCGGCTGGGCTGGAGGAGATAAACTTCACCAGTGACTACGAAATCGACTATGGCAAAACCGGCAGTCGAGAAAAAATGATCAAGGATTACACCACCTTGATAAATAAATACTTCGAGGAAGCTCCGTCGTATCACAAGATTATTGATATCGAGGTCAAGCTTCGCGAGACTGTCGCTGGCGTTCCAATGGTCGCCAAGATCGACATGGTTGATGAAGATGAAAACGGCAGCGCTTGGCTCGATGACCATAAAACGGTCGGGGCTTATTCTCCCGACGACGAGGAAAACTACAAGTATCTTTTGCAGGGCTACATCTATCTGGTAGTAGCCGAGAAGCACTACGGCCGCGAGTTCGCCGGTGTCCGCTTCGGCGAAATCAAACGATCCATCAATCGCGATGGCTCGCCGCAGCGCCGCGAGGTTGTCTATGACCGTGAATCGCTTTTGGCGTTCGCTCCTGTCGCTCAAAAGATAATCACCAACGTGTTCGCTTACGTCAATGATGACCACTCGAAGTTCTTCCCTAATCCAAGCGATACACTCAGCGGCGTGGAATCGATGGAGCTGGTATCGAATATGGAGGTTGGCTTTGATGCCGCCCGCGTCAAGAAGCAGGTCAAGGTTGCCGACAAGTTCGCGCCTCGCCATGTCACCGTCGATATCGATGGCTCGGACGGCACGCCCGAGGAGCTTATCCTGCGCAAGTTTACCGAGTTTGGTATCGGTGGTATCTCTGGCGATACTCACGTCGGTGCTTCGGTAATTCAGTATACTTTCAAGCCTAACCGCGGTATCGCCATGAGCGCCATTGCCAAGCGTGCCGATGACATTGCCATCGCGCTTCAATCGAAGTATGTGCGTATCGAAGCACCGATTCGCGGCACTGACCTGGTTGGCATTGAAGTGCCAAATGAAAACCGGCGCGTCGTTCCGCTTGAGGACGACAAGCACCTTAAACCTGGCACAATGGAGGTTCCGCTCGGCGAGGACGTATTCGGCGAGATTCATTATGGCGACATCACCAAAATGCCGCACTTACTTATCGCTGGTCAAACTGGTGCTGGTAAATCTGTCATGCTCAACGTGATACTTCACGCTTTGACAAAACAGCTAACTCCTGACGAGCTTCAGCTGGTTTTGATTGACCCGAAGCAGGTGGAGCTGTCACTGTATGATGGCGATCCTCACCTGTGGAACGATATCGTCACCACACCGGCCGACGCTGCGGAGGTTCTCCACGGCTTAGCCGAGCAGATGGAGGATCGTTACGGCCGGCTTCGTCAGGCTGGCGTTCGCACCATCGACGACTATAAAGGCGGAAACATGCCGCGCATTCTGGTGGTTATTGACGAGTTCGCCGATCTCCTCATGACCGATACTGGCTCGGATATTAAAAACATCGACTATAAAGAATTCGCGGCGTTTATGAACGAAGCTTTGGCTATGAGTCCAACTGGCCGCATCACTCAAAAAATGCTGCAGGTGTCGCTCAAAGGCTCTATGAAGTCGTCGGCTCCGAGCTGCGAAACGTCGATTATCCGCCTGGCGCAGAAAGCTCGCGCCGTCGGTATTCACCTGGTGCTGGCTACTCAGCGGCCGAGTGCCGATGTTGTCACCGGCCTCATCAAGGCAAACATTCCAACCAAGATTGCATTTAGCGTCACCACCGGTATGAACTCGAAGATCATTCTTGACCAAACTGGGGCCGAATCGCTAACCGGCTATGGTGATATGTTGTATCAAGATCCGCGCTCGAAGAGCCTGCAGCGGCTTCAGGGCTTGTATATTTAAGTATCGAGAAAAGGAGGGAAAATGGAAATTCTCGAAATTATAAACTTCATAATCAAGATGGTGCTGGTGGGCGGTGCTGTCATCATAGGCACATTCATCTTGGCGGTTATTGTCGGTTCGGTTCGCGAACTGATAAAAATCTTTAACGGCAATCTTGACGACAAGAAAGGCAAAAAATAAGGTGGTTTGTCATGGCAGAAAACAGGCGGCTGCGCTCCGGGCAGCCAAGCTCAAAAAACAAGACCCGGACTACTTTCGGAAGCTCGCTCAAAAGGTGCGCCGTCGGGGTAGCGATGCTGGCGGCCCGACCGGCTTTGCAACTAGCCGCGAGCTGGCAGTTGCGGCAGGCAAAAAAAGCGGCGAAACGCGCCGCCGACGAGCTGAAAGCCGCCGCGCTGGAGATGATACCGGTGGACTACATAATGCCGCCGATCAATCCGATGGAGACACTGGCTCGGCTGGGGCCGGAGCAACTGGAGGCGAAGCTAAATGAGCATGCAGCGGCAATCAACCACATTATCGCCAATAGAGGCTGGGGCCACTATCCAGCCTCAAGATATAAAGCTCAACTACGTAATCGGCGATGATGGCAGACTGGCTTCGTTCGGTTTCACCGTTCTAGGGCAGCCTGCGGTCAAGAAAAATAACCAAAAGGTCAGCTTCCGCGGCCGCCGATCGCACAAATACAACACGGCCGCTTACAACAGGTGGCTGAAGTCGGCCAATAGCCAAGTGGAGCTGGCAATGGATATGTTTCAAATCCTCGCTTGCCGGAAATGGGAGACGATTGACTTTCCGTTTAATCTTCGCGCTCGGTTTTTCGTCCGAACTTTTGGCACTGTCGACCTGTCGGCTCTTTACGAGGGTATACAGGACGTGATGAAAGATAAGAAGATGATTCTCGATGACAACGCTTGGCTTCTCGTCTCACATGATGGCTCTGGCGTCGCAAAAGATGCCTACAATCCGCGGATCGAGCTTCTCCTCACCCGGGTGGAGCATGCGGAGTGGCGCGGCGAGCCAAATCCGCGTTATAATGGAGGTGCGGGTTAGGTAGCCCCCGCAAAACTCCTACGCAGCACACCGTTTCGGCGGTGTGCTTTTGGATTATTCGGAAATTCCGAATAATCTCGGAGTTTTCCACAGGTTTACCTCTGATATGGGATAATTATCGAATAATCTTTGCGAAAAGTGTTGACTTTATCGCTCGTGTTTGCTAATATAAGAGTACAATAAAGTTAACGAAAGGACTACCAAAATGAATAAGAAATCAGTATTTCAAAGAATAAGCAAGAAGTCTAGCAAAAATCAATTAACCAGTGATCACGCTGTCATGAGACACGCTTTCTATAAAGCTAGACATTACTCTACCGCTAAAATCAGCGATAAAGAAAAAGAGTTGATGAAGGCTTGGATAATGGAGCGTGGGTTAGTCGAGAAACGAGACAGCTTGAACAACGCTGACTACTGGCTGATCGGCTCGCTGTTCGGTCTAAAAGACGAGAGGAGCTGGTAGTTATAGCTATTGCCTCGCCGGCGGCATCGTAGCCGGCAAATTGTAAAAATAACATCAAAAAAGGAACAATCAAATGAAAAACTTTACAAAACAACTTCAAAAGAACGACAAATTCATCGCAACAGCCCGCGGCGCTCGCACTATCTGGCGCGTCGGCACGATTGTTGCGCCTGCCGCTGCCTGCGGCTATCTGATGATCCGCTACAATGATATAATTGTTACTGCGCTAGCGGTTCTGCTTGGCCTTTACAGCGTCAGCCAGTTGATCAAATCGGCTTGGCTTGCGGAGGGCGACGTCGCCAAAAAGTAACTAGCGTGCTTTATGAAAAAAATCGCATTATTTATTTTAGTCGCGGCGCTGTCGGTTACGATTCACTCATTTCGACAGCCAACGCCACCGGGAACTTCAGCCTCGGCTTCTCATTCCGCTTATAAAACGCTTGTGGACAAAAAGCCGAACGTTGACCCGTCTGATAAAAAACCAGCCGCCAAAACCGAGCAGAAAAAGGCAGAGCCGGCCGCTCCTGCACCTGCACCTGCCTCTGCACCGGAAACGTGCCGATCGGCCATTGCCAAGGTCTGGCCGGCTCACCTGCAAGCCGGAGCTATCACCGTTATGACACATGAAAATCGCGCCGAGCTTCCAGCGGCCATCGGCGCGATCAACTTCGACGGCTCGCATGACTTTGGGTGCTTCCAGATAAACGACAGATGGCATCGTGGTTACTTCTCGGGCGGCGACTGGCGCAATCCTATCTGGGCGGCCACCTACGCGCTGCAAATCTACCGCGAGCGCCAGGCTCGCAACGGCAATGGCTGGTCTGCCTGGTACGCCGTTCGCGGCGTTCTCTGGTAAATAAAAACCGAGCCAGAATTATGTGCGAACTGGCTCGGTTTAATTTAGGAGATGATGTTTGTTTTATGGAGTCTTCGGCGAGGAGGCGTTTCGACTAGCGCCCCCTCTGTTTTAATTCTAGCACAAGAAAACCGCAGCGGAGGGCTGCGGGATTCCTGCTACCTGCGGTAAGATTGGCCTATCTGAAGATCAATACGAGACCAATTCTATTTTACAGCATCGCCGAATTTTTGCAAGCCGGTTATCGCACCGCTGGCGCTTAAACCTGCGACTAGGCCGTATGTCCAGTCGTGATTCGTTAGCAGCGAAAGCCCAACGCCAATTGCTGCCGATCCTGCGATGATAATCACCACTTCGAAGTCTTTCTTAAATAGTCGACGCACCAATTCAGTAAATCCGATGACTGCTACTGGTCTGTCT